AAGCACGACGCCTCCCACGGGCAGGAACCAAAGACATCGGTGACGTTGCCATCGAACTCCGCAACGGTCACGTCGTAGTGGTTGAGGCCAAGAATGTGCGAGCCAACAAGGTACCAGAGTGGCTTGCTGAAGCAGACGTGGAAGCAGACAACTATCAAGACAAGTACGACACACCCTGCTACGGGGTTGTGGTTCGCAAGTCACCTGGTAAGAATGCTTCTGGTGGTGTTGTGATGATGACGCAAGAAACCCTACTGAACCTGCTACGGTGGAATGGACTAGCATGATCGGACACTTTTGGTTCCAGTTCAGGTACTGGATCGCTGGCAAAATCGTCGGCCTAGATATCCTTGACGAAGTAAACTCCGCCTACGAATCCGGCAGGGAATGGGGCAGGACAGAACGTTGGGGATTCAACAAAACCCAAGATGATGTCCCAACAGTTTGACATTTGGCCCGTGCTAGAACACTACGGGTGGGTACTCCCCGCCCCCCGTGGAGTGTGGCAGTCAGTACGGTGCCATGTGCACGAAGACCAGCACGCATCCTGCCGCGTCAGCCAAGACGCAGGCGTCATCAAATGCCTAGGGTGCGAGTTCAAAGGCAGCGCAATAGACGTGGTTCGGCACTACGAAGGGATCGGTTACAAGGATGCTGTCAGTCGATGCGAGGAAATTACTGGCGGAAGCGGAGTGGGCGTACTACAGTCAAGTAGGGGATATAGCCGACTATCTTCTAGGTCGCGGGATCGACGGGGAAGCCGCACGTATACACCACCTCGGCTACGTAAAAGAACCAATGATCGGTGATGACGAGATGCGTGGCCGTCTGGCAATCCCCTATCTCACGCCTTCAGGTCCAGTCGATATACGTTTTCGATCCATCCACCCCGACGACTCCCCCAAGTATTTGTCCCGTGCCGGGTCACAGCAACACATCTACAATGTGCTTGCCTTCCAAGATGACTCCGATATCATGTGTGTTTGTGAAGGTGAGATTGACACGATCATCGTTAACACAATGGTTGGCGTACCTGCCGTGGGTATGCCTGGTGCTAACGGTTGGAAGAACTGGTATGCGCGTGCGTTCGCGGACTACCGGAAAGTATTCGTCCTAACAGACGGGGACCAGGCAGGTAGGGACATGGGTAAGAAGATTATGCAAGCGATTGACGTGGCCGTTGTGGTTCCTATGCCTGACGGTATGGATGCTAATGAAGTCTATCTCCAAGAGGGAGCGGACGGTATCAGGAAGAGGTTGGGGTTGTGAGCGAAGACGTGGCACTACTTGGTGTCATCATCCTTGGTTCCATGATCGGTGGCTGGATTCTTGCCGCAGTGGTCATGTACATCACCGCGCAGATTGATGAACGTAAGTGGCGCAAGAGGGCAGTCGGTATCTTGGCTGAGAGGCGTGATCATGGATGATGCCTCCGCAGGATTGGGAGAGTCTTTTGCAAACTCTGAGAGGAATTGGCTTGGTTATCGAAAGCCAGAACCGGCAGACCGGCAAGATAACCCTACGGGTATACCCATTGCCCCGCCAAAACATCCAGGGTACGGTGTAACCACAGACGAACTCGCTGAGGCGCAACGCCGCTTCACGAACTATGCCCGGCTGCGTATCATGGGCACCGGGAACCGTGAGTATTCCCGTGGCGGGAAGCAAGCGTTTGAGGACATGTCTCTGCACCGCCTGATTGAAGAGTTGCGGGATGAGATCGCTGACTCCGTGAACTATCTGACGTTCATGGATATTCAACTGTCACGCTGGAAGCGGACACTGGAGGAAAAAATATGAAACGAGTATGGGTTGTTTCCGACCTGCAGGTTCCGTTCCATGACAAGCGTGCCGTTGATGCGCTTGCTCAGTGTATCGCCGACTTGAAATCCAAGGACGATATAGTAGTTACTATCGGTGACGAGATGGACTTCCAAACCATCAGCCGGTGGTCTGCCGGTACGCCGCTAGAATACGAGCGTTCTATCGGCAAGGATCGTGACGCCACGGTGCAAGTGTTGAAGGATCTGCAGGTGCAGCACATGATCCGGTCTAACCACACTGACAGGTTATATAACCAGGTGATGCGGCGGTTGCCTGGTCTGCTTGGACTGCCTGAGGTGGAGTTGCAGAACTTCCTGCGACTGCCTGAGTTGGGTATCACGTTCCATGAGGAAGCATTCCCTGTCGCACCCGGCTGGGTTGCTATGCACGGTGACGAGGCAGGCGTCAGTCAGATCGCTGGTCAGACCGCTGCCGGTCTAGTGAAGAAGGTTGGGCTGTCTGTGGTGTGCGGTCACACCCACCGCCTAGGGTTGCAGCCATTCACCACGTCCGTCAACGGGCATGTCACCCGCACCCTGTGGGGTTTCGAGGTTGGGAACCTGATGGACATGCGCCGTGCCAAGTATGCGAAGACACACAACTGGCAGCAAGGCTTCGGCATCCTCTACGTGGATGGCAACAAGGTACACCCGCAACCTGTTCCCGTGGAGAAGAAGTCCTTCGTCGTGGAAGGGGTGTCCTACTCGTGGTAGACGAAGGTGACAGCATCACCACTAACGATCTGAAGATCGCCAAGCAGGGTGCCATGTCAGCAAACAGGTCCGGTCGTGGACTCGTCGCACCCGATGACCTCATTGCCGAAGCGAACATGTGGATGGTGCAGCATGTGGACAAGGTGGTGCTGTGGCACGGGCAAGGTAGGCATGGGCAGAACAAACTACGCAACGCCTGCCGTCAACGCTGCTTGACTGTCATCGCTAAGGAGCGACGCAAGCGGTCAGGGCTGCAGCCCGGTGACGTGTTCTACTACACCCCGCAGATGATCCGTGAACTGTTGCCTGACATTTTCGATGAGGACGACTGGACTGGTGGGTCCAACTCCCCGTCTTCAGAGTTACGTGGACCGTCACGTCCCGCTGAAGGCAACAACCGTCTGGCGATGATCGCTGACATTCGATCCGCATACTTCTACCTTCCGAAACGTGACCAGCAGTTCCTGTCCGACATGTACAAGGACGGTGGCCTGCCCGTGGATGTGATGAGTGTGCAGTGGGAAGTCACTGAGCGCACTATCCGTAGACGTGACGACAGGATCATGGAGAAGATGGTTGAACGTTTGGGTGGCGAGCCACCGTGGGCACGCTAGATAACGTGTGGGTCACTGTCCCTGTCGGTGAGAGGGAACAGTACCTACCCAACCTACTCATGGGGTTGGTGGATTTCTATGACAGGATAGTGTTCGTCAACAACCACCGTGGATACACGACCTATCCTGGCGTGCACCACGTTGAAGACTATGGACCCACGAACATTTACCGCTGGTGGAACACTGGCATCAACTACGCGCAACGTCACGGTGCAGAATACGTCGCCGTGTTGAACGACGACCTGGAGTTTGACACGGACTTCATCCGGCAATTCCATACCCACCTAGTAGGGAATAACCTGGCTATCGCTGACATGCACAACACCGGCAACGGTGGCGGGGCAGCATGGATCATGGACCTTAAGTACGGGCTCAGGTTGGACGAACGATACCGCTGGTACTACGGTGACACGGAACTGTTCAACCGTGCGATAGAGATGGGCAAGTTTGGGAAGTTCGTGTACGACAACTTCCGGCACCTAAACCCCAACGGCCACCTGGTATCGGACCCAGAGTTGGGTGCACTGGTCGCTGAAGATGAGGCACTGTATTGGAGCAGACATGTTTAAGAAGATTGATTACGACAAGAAGTTCGTCATCGGAACCCCACTCGTGGGCTGGAAGTGTGACAAGCACGAGGACATGTCGTGGCTGGAGCAGTCGCACCGCATCCTAGAACGTTTCCCAAACGCCATGTTCATGGCGGCTTTCGAGGTTGACCGCATGTTTGACTTGGAAAAGTTTGACCGTGTTATTCGTGGGCTCGCTGACATTGGAGGCACGTACTGGACGTACATGATCAACGACAACGAGAAGACAGTGAACGGGGGGAACCGGCTAATACGGATAGAGACGGGCAGGAACCTGGTGCGTGAGTACGCGCAGCGGCAGGAAGGAGTTGAAGCGGTCCTGTACGTGGACTCTGACACGCTGCTGACGCCAGAGATCATTGAGGCCATGATGGAAGTGGACCGTGCACTTGTCGGTGTGCATGTGCCACAGTACAACTTGAACGGGCCATTCGTGAACGGTGACCGACGCCTGCAGGAGCATTGGACGACAGCGGGGATGCTGCTCGTCAACGCACCCGCATGTTGGGACATACCGTGGGGTCACATCAACGTGCGTGGCATGAGTGACGACCCAGCATTCCAGTACCTCGCATCCCAGTTACCGTATGGCATGACGTGGGTTCGCAAGGACGTGCACGCCCAACACAAGGGCCATTTAATAGCGGTTGAGCAGCGTGGGATACCGGAGCGTAATGTCTAAATTTGAAATCTGGATCAACAACTACTACCACATGCACGGTGGGAACCGTGCCTTGCATGTGTTGCGTGACGAACTACTGGTGCGTGACGTGGAAGCGTGGATGGCGTACGAGCGGCATGACCCTGACGCTGTGGCCGTGTATCCTGAGATCACGGGCGACAACCCAGGCAACCACGACAAGGTGACACGGTGGCTGTTGAACACACCGACACAACCATTGCCCAGTGACCCTGCGTGGGCGTGGGAGAAGAACATGGGTGAGGACAAACTTCTCACCGTGAACATTATTGAGTTCGACCTGTTTCGTCCTTCCAGTAACAGTCGAAGCGGCACCGCATACTGGGTGGGGAAAGGTGTGAAGGATGAGAGTGTCATACCGACTGGTAGTATTGAGATCACTCGCGGGAACTACACGACACGCAAAGAGATAGCGGAACTACTGTCCAGCATCAACTATCTCATCTCGTTCGACCCTTTCACAGCCATGAACCTAGAGGCCGTGCTGTGTGGAACCCCAGTCCTGGTGCAGGGCCATCACCCTGTCATGTCTAGGCAGCAGATCATCGACCACGGTTGGACACCTTTCGGTGTGGCGTGGGACATGGAAGAACTAGATGAGGCACGGGCACAAGTACACTTAGCGTGGGACCATTACCGTAGCATGATCCCAGTGTTCAACCGTAGGGTAGATGAGTTTGTTGAGAAAACCACGAGACTGTTCGGCTAGAATGCTGACTTGTAGATCCCTGTTACCGTCACGGCCTGTGACTTGTGGTTAGCGAACTTCCCGAAGAAGTCAGTCCACTCGTGGGCACGGGCCTGGATACTGTGGTCCTTGATCGTAAGGTTCCGTTGCACTGCGGCTTCACGTTTCCGTGTCTTGTAGTCAAGAAGTTCAGTCAAGTTGCGAACCCAGTCGTCTGCGGTACGTGCCACACGACCGACACCTTGCTGCGATAGCAGTTCATACTCAGGCAACGCTTGCGCTACGAACGGAATGTTCGATGCGGCGTACTCTAGTCCTTTGATGGTGGACTTGGCACGGTTGAAGTCGATCTCTGACAGGAACACGCAACCAATATCGAACGTCAGCATCTCGTGATACTTGTGCAACGGCATCATCCGTGACTTGATCATCCTGCCCACGGGCACACCGACTTCCTTCTGGAACTCTGGCGCGTCAGGCATGTGACCAGCATGATAGAACATCAGGTCATGCTCAGTGAGGAAGTCAGGCAGCCAGTCCTTTAGCCCATCTAAATCGTTAGACCGCCACTTCAACGCACCCGCCCACCCAAGCACGGGCTTACGGTTCTTCACGTCATGCTTAGCGAACTGGTCAGGGTTGATACCGTTACGTATCATCACCACGTTGTCACGGAACTGCGAATAGTATTCCAGCAGGAACGGTGTCGTCACGGTAACCCAGTCGGCAGCCATGATCACAGCCTGATAGTGGTCCCTGTTCGCAACCTTATTCTTCTCCGGGTCGGTGATCTCGTAAGCAAAGTTGGCCTCATGCAAACCGGGGTAGAAGTCGTCCACATCCACAACCACAACCTGACCTACATCCTGTGCCTGTTTGATTTGCATGGGCACCCACCTGTGCATCAGCATTTTCATCACGATCACGTCGAAACCGAACCTGGCCTGTGACCTGTTCAACCTGACACCGAAACCACGTTCAGTTGCGAATGCGGGTGGACCGAACACTGTATCTGCATTACGTAGCGTGTTACGTGGCAGCAGGCAACGGTAGTAGGAGCAGCCACTGGGTCGTAGTATGCCTTGGTCTAGCAGCATGTCCTCCGCAACGAAGCCAACCCTCATAGCATCACCAGGTACATCATGGACAGGACCGCTGCAGTGATCCCAAGCCCAGCCAGTACGACGATAGGATCAACCTTCATTCTTTCTCACCTTCCGTTTCTTCCACTTCCAAATCCAAGAGTTACGTTTCTTGCTGTACTTCCATTTGCCGTAGAACTGTTTCACTCCGGCCTGCCTGGGTCGTTGTACCTGTCACGGGTGATCCAGTCATACTTAGGCACATCAAGCGCCTCCTCAAGAGCCTCCTCGTATGTTTCCGGATGGCTTGTCTTGTGCGTGTGTGTGTTCATCAACACGTCAAACCTCTTATCGGGTGGGATGTGGTTACCACACTCAATGAACTCCGGTTCGGTGTCACCCTCGTTCGTGTCATGCAGAGTCACATACACCACCTCGCCAGCGTCCACCTCACGGTCATCCGGCACACCATGTTTGTCCAGCCATCGAACAAACTCACGAAGGTCACCCAACGTACGCACATCCGCTATCGCCATAGCGAAACCAGTAATCCGGATCTTCACTTCCCACCTCCAGTCTGGTGCCCGCAGGCACACTTACCTAAACATTCCTCGTGCATGAACTCCGCCTGCGTGAACGCAGTCTCAGCGGCACGCACCTCACCCTTACCCATGTGTGCGATGCCACGCTCGTTTATCAGTTCTGCTGTGCTACATGAACGACATATCATCGTTAGCCTCCAGCGGGTCGGGACCGTCAGCGGGGCACGGGACAGTGACCAGTGCACCACAGTGGGTGCAGATACCGTCCAGCATATACATTCCTGGCTGTTGTGTGTCTCCGTCGAACACGGCAGCGATGAGGAACATGTCGTAACCGCACGGGCACACGTACGTGGGGACACCACGGTAGTCTGCACGTTCAGGGTTCACGACAGACTCAACCCACGGCAGTGGGTGTGCCGAAAAACCCTTGGAAATAAAGGACTTTTTGGCCCTCCAGAATCTCAGCATGACCACCTTCCGAAGTTGAAATGCTTCCTACCATACCATGTGACACCCTTATCGTGACCATCCAACACGGCAACAAACGCAGCAGTCTGCACCTCACGAGGCCACTTGTTCATCGGCGTGTCACGCAACACGGCAGCATACTTCCTAGGTTGCGGATGCCACGTCGCCAACCAGTCCACAATGTGGTAGGTGGTGCCGTCCTTCAACGGTTCATCGAACTGGTACATGCCACGATACTTGCCACTAGGTGACACGGCCTCGGGCCTGCTGTTAGATTCCCTCGTCGCCACGCAACGCTCATACTCACGGTACACGGCAGGGATCTCATACTTCGGTATGTCGGTGCTTGGAACCATGAATAGTGCCTCGATCATGTTGCTCTCCTAATCCGTCGCACAAGACCCGTAGAGGGGCTAGGTCCAGCGGAAACAATCTCTGTACCTATAGCCTTGCGTGCCTTGTTCTCTGTTTCGTACGGGCCGAACACGAACGACCCAAGCCTAGCATCCTGCATGATCACCACCCACTGGTCCCGTTCACTGGTCATCGTGAATGCTGATTCCAGCACGGTCCTGGCTAGGTCGTCTACGTTCTCCCATTCTCTGTCTAGTAGGTCTACTATCTTTCTGATCTCTGATACTTTAGGCCGCACGTTTCCTCCTACGATGCGCGAGGAAACATGGAGGGCACCTCACGCACCGTCAAACCAAGACGCCTACGCTCACTCCACCTATGTTTCGGGGTTACACCACCCCAAATACCGAAAGGTTCACGCAACCCATACGAATAGCACTCGGCCTGTATCTCACACGACCCGCAGATGCGGCGCACAGTGTGAATCACCTGCTCAGCAACCCTGTCCTCACCCACTGATGGGAAGAAAGCCTCGGGGTCAGTGCCCACGCAGGAGGCACGCTCCCACGGCACGTCCTCCCACCGCACATCCTCATACCTCATTGTACGGTGGCACCTCCATCACTGTGATCTCCTTTATCGCACCGTCAGTGTTCTGTATCAGCCACGTCATGGCCTCACTGTCCGTGTCGAAATGATACAACTCTGGTATCTGATCCGTGCCGTACACTTTGATCCTAATCAACGTCATCACCAAGCCTACGCAACTCAGCCTCCAGTTCACTGATAGCGTCCTCGTCATACCCAAGCAGGCGCACCGCAATGTTCGCGTAGTCCTGTGAACCGGCATCAACGTATGGGTATTTGCGTGGGGTGCTGTTCTTGTGGTCACACCACGAGTGGTGCATGACACGGCCAAGTAACTGTGCCACGTATGCGTCCTGCTGTTTACTCATTCTATTTCTCCTTGTTGTTGTGTTGTTGAAGGTCACGGTGGGGGCGCAGGTACCCCTCGCCACACATGATGCTAGAGGCTGCAACCTCTAGCGTGTGGGTCATGGGAGTCCTTACGCATCGCATGAGAACGCTTGACGCCCCCACCATCACCCGTCCAAGTGCCCTCAAACTTGGACTATCGGTAAAGTCTTTTCATTTTTTTCTGTTCCGTTGAGGTGGCATGACACGCACGCTACCGTAGTTGTGTCTGTCAGTATTGTCTCGCAGTGAACACACTGCATGTTACCAAGGTACTCACCCATGCTATCCACTCAGCCTCTCGTCAAGTTCGTGAAACATTTTCGTGTACTTCTGTATATCATTCCTCAGCCTCAAAGTTTCCAACACCATTTCATCACGGGTCAAAGTGAACCGATCCATCGTGGATATGTTTTCCTCCAGGCTTTTCACCTTCTGCTTCGCCTTCTCCATCTCAGCATAGCAGCGAGCCCTGTCATCAAGTATCTTTCTGCGCTGCTCCTGCTCCCAGCGAAGCCTACTGATCCTTCTTTCCCAGTCAGCATGCGCGATACCAGCAGGACTTTGCTCCCAATGTCTAGCCCTATGACTCCTGCCCTCCTTCGCTAGTTGGGCCGTGGAGTCTGTGCTAAATGTCCAGTCACACTTCTTGCATTCGACCGTGTACTTCAGTAGGCCGGGTATTGTTTTCACTATCATCTGTCACCACTCCAATCGTTTCTCTATCTGACCCTGTAACTCTGCAATATCGTACACGGAGAACGGTGCCCCGGCACCACGAACAAGCATCCAATCTAATGCTTCTTCGATGATGCTTAGTTGCTTGTCGGTGAATACGAACGTGAACGGCATCATCGCACCTCATATTTGTCAAGCATTTCCACCAACCCCCAGAGAATACTATCTTGGTCAGCAAATAGTTTGTCCACCAATGCTTCTCTCTGCGCGTCCAACATTTTTACATCAACGTTGTCGAACGTGATTGTTTTATTACTCATTGTTTCTCCCTATCTGTTTCTCTTATGGATGCTACCGAAAGTCTGCTCGAAAGCGTTGATGTAGTTCAGCATGGCCTGACGCACATCCACCACGCCGCAGTCCTCGCAGTACGTGTCGTCAGTCCAACAAATATGGTCAATCATTCTATCTATCCTCTCTCTGTTAGATCGTGCCGATACTCTCAATGTAGCAGATACCAATGAACACAACAAGCACAAGCATAGTCACCACGAACTTTCCACGATCAGTCAGTCTCATGCCCATCCCCTCCATTCCTTTATCGTGTCGTACTTTTCCTCGGGTTCGTCAGCGTACACGTTCCACGCCACTACCCCGTCACCATGACACAATGTGCAAGCGTCGTCGTACTGTCGCATGTGTCTGCATCGTGGGCAGTCCTTCGTCGGACTCTCAGGCCACATCACGCACCATCCTTCCCAATATCGTAGGGTTCCACGCTCACCACGCTACGACGTGGCGCCAGTTCGATCATGCAGGCTTGCGTCACGGCGTCATCCTCCGTAGCAGCATTGACGATGATGCGGGGATAGGTGCCACTGTCACGGTGATGCAACGTCACACGCCACCATGTGTCAGTCATTGCCGTCACCACGTAACCGATGCCACGTAGCCAAGGTCAATAGCCCAGCCATGGACCCACGTATCCCGCACCACGTTACCGTTGAACGTCACCACGGCAACCGATGGGACAGTCCCATCCTTACGTCGTGCCGCGATAATCGGCGCGTCTAGTTCCACCGTAGCGTTAGCGTGGCTTTCATCCAATCGCAGCATGAGACGATTTACGTTGCCCCATCCAATGCCGTCCCAATCAACTAGGGTCACCGATCGCTTACCGTCCATCACTTACCCTTTCACTCTGTCTGTCTCACACCTACCCTAGGTGCATGGCGGCCAGCGTACCATGACGGCACGCTAGTCACCATGAAACTAGGCTAGCCGCACACGTCGGGACTAATCCCACGTACCACGTAACCTAGCGACCGGAGCGTATCGGCGTGCACTTCGGCCTCCACCCTAGTCATATTCCTGACGGGTGGCATTTCCCGAATATTGCCGTCACGTCGTACCGAATAGCACACTTTCCACACGTCAAACATAATCATCCCTCGCAATCGTGACCATGCGCCCATTCCTGAGCGTCATTATCGGACAGTAGGTCGAACACTCTCCCGCACTCTACACATGTAGCATTCATGCCGCTACCTTCTCTCTGTCTGTTGCATCCCTACTGTAGGGACGTAGGGACACCATAGCGGACTATGGTGCCCCGACGCGCCGACACTAGGCCACAATCACGGAATACACACTCCCCCTACCCGACTCCGTAGGGCACACATGCTCCACACTCTCGACAGTCTGCCCCCATCCCTCCATAGCCTCACGTACGGCACTCTCGTGGGCACTACGTGCCGCATAATCGTAGGACACGATACGGGAGTCATTCCCCCACGTCACGCGGATACGGGACCCGCGCCGATCCGTCGGGCGAATGAATCGGGTCCACACTCCGTATGTCTGAGCCATTGTCTGTCCTCTCTCTGTCGGTTAGGGCTAGGCACCCCGCCCCGTGCCGGGAGCATACACCCCCGGCACGAGACTAGTCACCTAGAGATCCCATTCACTCACCGGAGCACTAAACCACTCCGTCCACTCCTGCACGGACATCAGTGGGATGTCGTAGCCCTCGCAAAGTTCGGGACCATCCACCCTAGTGTGGCGCATGGCTAGAGCCCCTACCCGTTGCGCTAGGTGCTTCCCACACGCTCCGCACACTCCTGACTCACTCATCTGTCTGTCTCCCATCCGTGGACAGTCTGCCCACACGAAACCCCTAGGAACGAAACCTAGGCCCTAGGGGGATCGAATAGTCACCTGTCACCTGTCTATCTCACACGCGCCCATGTGTAGCGTCCGTCAGTCTGGCAGTACACGTCGCACTCTCCGTGTTGCAGGTGATCGGGGACGGGCATTACACCCGCGCCAGCGCATACCCTCGCGCCGCATCTCTCCCACACACACGGAGGACCTATCTCCGCTAGCCCCTGTTTAGATAGCACGCGCCTAGGGCGCGTGGGTGGTGGATCGGCTGGGGACCCCTTCGTGACGTGAGCCACGCGCGAGTGCCATGCCTAGCACCGAACTACAGACACGAAGATACGGCACGACGCAGGGCACCCGTCAATAGATATTCATGTGACGTCCACCACACCCATATCCACAACAATATCCACAACCTGTGGATAACCTGTGGACAACTCGGGTCTAGTCTGCCGACGCCTTATTCCCTCCATATCCTACTAGGTTGGTGGGGAATACGGCATACCCTGGGGGGTGTCGGGTCCTGTATTGCCTATATTCCCTAGTTGTTGGGTAGGGTATGGGATAGTTGAGCGTTCAACTACCCAATCTTGACCCCGGGTTTTTAGCAACCGGCCACCCACATGTATATATATAAGGGGGTTTTGGTTGTGCGTGATATTGTTGTTTTGACTGTATAGTTGTGGTTGAGGTTTGTCCTATTTTACCCTGGTTTGGTAGTATTCTTTTGTAACGATTTGGTTAAGTTTCTGATTTTGGTGTCCGAAAAACCGGAAAAAACGAGGATATATATATAGGGGGTTCTTCGGGCGCTACGAACCCCCGTCCCAAGAGCGCCCCGGACTTTAGGGGAGGGGCGCGGCGGTGGGTGTCCACTAAGGTTACCACCCACCTTGCGCCATGATAGCCACTATCCCAGGCGCCGTGGCTATGGGGGTGGGCTCGTCGGGACTCCCCTTAAAGGTACGTCCCTCCTCCCCCACTATTACCTGCCAAGACTCTTCCTGTGCCTGTCTTGGCTTATACCGGAAGGTTTGAAACTTTGGCCGCTCGTGCTGGTCGGAAGACAGGCCAGACTGTTGAGGCCGCGAAGCAGGAGTTCCTGAGGAACTTCCAGCGTGGCTTGAACGTGGAGCAGTCGATTCAGGCTGTTGGCCGTAACCGTTCCACCTATGAGAGGTGGCGGCGGGACGATAAGGATTTCGTGACCGCCGTTGAGCGGATCAGGTCGCTGGAGCGTATTTCTGGGCCGCGTGAACGTGACTGGATGCCGTTCCCTGAGTTCTCCGAGAAGTACCTGGACGCCCGTGTGTTCCCTCACATGGGGAATGTGGTGGATTTGATTGAGGGCCGTGAGCCTTCTTGGGTGCACCCGTCGATGGTGTTTGAGCCTGGTGAGCGTGACCTGGTGATGGTGAACATGCCACCGGAGCACGCCAAGACGACTTCTATCACTATCAACTATGTGGTGTACCGCATTTGCATGGATCCGAACATCAGGGTGATCGTGGTCAGTAAGACGGCTGAGATGGCGAAGAAGATGCTGTACGCCATCAAGACCCGTTTGACGCATCCCCGCTATGATGAGATGATCGCGGACTATGGCCCGTCTGGGGGGTTCGATAAGAACTCTGAGGCGTGGAACCAGTCGATGATCTACATTTCTGATGATGCCCGTGACTCTGGTGAGAAGGACCCCACGGTTCAGGCCCTGGGTATCCGGGGCCACATTTACGGTGCCCGTGCAGATTTGATCATCATGGATGACTGCGTGGATCTCACGAACGCCCACGAGTACGATAAGCAGATTGACTGGCTGCAGGCTGAGGTTATCTCCCGCGTCAGCGCCACGGGTTCTATGCTGATCGTGGGTACGAGGCTGGCGTCTAAGGATTTGTATTCGGAACTGCGTGACCCTCACAGGTACCCGGATGAGTCTTCCCCCTGGTCGTACCTGTCTATGCCTGCCGTGCTGGACTTCTCTGACCAAGCCGACGACTGGGTTACACTGTGGCCTAGGTCGAACCAGCCGGAACCTGGTACTCGCGGTGTCGAACCTGACGTTGATGGTTTGTTCCCGAAGTGGGATGGGCCCCGCCTGTCACAGAAGCGTAGGCGCGTGTCGCCTCGCGCGTGGGCTATGGTGTACCAGCAGCAGCAGGTCGCGGACGATTCCGTGTTCAACCCTGAGGCTGTCCGTACCGCCATCAACGGCAACCGCATGACTGGCCCTATACCTAGGGGCATGGTGAACTGCCGCGAAAACGGCATGGACGGTTTGATCATTGTCGCAGGTCTTGACCCGGCAACGTCTGGTCACACTGCCGCAGTGGTTATCGGCCTGGACATTCAAAACCAACGCCGGTACGTCCTGGACGTGTTCAACAAGCCAGGTATAACCCCTGAGGCCATGCGGGAAATGATCCGTTCGTGGACGGAACGCTACAAGATCGTTGAGTGGCGCATTGAACGTAACGGCTTCCAGGGCTTCCTGGTGCATGATCGTGAGATTAACGAGTTCTGTGCCGCACGCGGAACCGTGATCAAACCCCACTTCACGGGCCAGAATAAGCATGACGCTGACTTCGGTGTCGCCTCCATGACCACCCTTTTCACTGGGTGGGAGGATAAGCGGCAGTTGGTTGAGTTGCCGTCTACGCACGGTAACGAGGCGGCGAAACTGCTCGTGGAACAACTGGTCACTTGGCACCCTGACGCGCCGAAGAACCAGAAGACAGACATTGTTATGGCCCTGTGGTTCGCGGAACTTGCCTGCAGGGATCGGGTTATGCTCGCATCAAACTACACCAGAACACATGTGAACAACCCATTCTTGACGAAGTGGGACCGTGACCAGCAGCGCACAGTCAGCCTTCTGGAGGCTGAAGCGGCTGGTGCGTGGAATCCAATCGGAGCGTAGGAGAAGCGTTTGAGTATCAGTTACGGCGACATTACCGCTATTGGTGAACCCACCAATGCGCGTATCCGCGATGTGAGCGCACACTACAACCGTATCAAGGCACAGTTCGCTGAACGTGACGGCAAGATGCAGCAGGTTCTTGCTGTCCGCCAAGGCCGCATGAGGGACGTGTACCCTGACCTGTTCCCTGACGGCCCGTTCGATCAGGGCATCGTTGCGAACATGGTTGATGTCGCGGCCCGTGACCTCGCTGAGGTGCTTGCCCCGCTGCCTGCGTTTAACTGTGCATCATCCAAGATGATCACCGATTCCGGTCGCCGGTTCGCTGAGAAGCGCACCAGGATCGTGAACGGCTACATTGACTTCTCTGACCTGCAGCGTCAAATGTACACCGCGACGGACAGGTATTTTACGTACGGTTTTGTCCCGGCGATGATTGAGATTGACGCCGACGACCGTATGCCCCGCATCACGTTCATGGATTCCGTGGGCGGATACCCCGTGTTTGACCGTTGGGGTTTCTGCAAGGCAGGGTTCTTCTCGTTCTACAAGAACCGTGACGAACTTGTCGCCATGTACCCGCACGCAGAGTCAATCATCCGACAGTCCTCCACTGGGCTGGAGTTGATTGAGGTTGTCCGCTATCACGACCGTGACGTGGACATGCTGTTCCTGCCGACCCGCAACGGTATCATTCTGGAGCAGGCGAAGAACCCCATCGGGGAATGCCTGATTGAGTGGACGCAACGGCCCGGTGTCGATACACAGTCACACGGTCAGTTCGATGACGTGCTTGCTGTGCAGGTTGCTAAGGCCCGTTTCGCTCTCCTGTCACTGGAGGCGGCAACCAAGTCGGTGCAGGCACCTATCGTGCTTCCGCCTGACGCGCAGGAACTCTCCCTGGGGCCGGATGCTGTTATCCGTACCGCTAATGGTGAGCGTGTGCGCCGCGTACCGATTGAGGTTCCGCAGGCCGCGTTCGCCCAGCAGGGCATCCTTGACCAAGAGTTGCGTCAAGGTTCACGCTACCCGAACGCTAGGACGGGTGAGGTTGAGGGCAGTATTGTCACTGGCCGTGGCGTACAGTCCCTCATGTCCGGGTTTGACACCCAGATCCGCACGGGTCAAGCAATGTTCGCTAAGACGTTGCAGAACCTGGTGCGTAAGGCTTTCCTCGTTGACGAGGCACTTTTCGGCAGCGAGACAAAGACGTTGCGTGGAAACGCAGACGGCACACCGTACGAGATCCGTTACCGCCCCGATACTGATATCAAGGGCGACCACACGGTTGATGTCCAGTATGGCCTCATGGCCGGTTTGGACCCGAACCGTGCACTGGTGTTTGGTTTGCAGGCTCGCGGTGACCGGCTGATTTCGCGTGACTTTCTCAGGCGGCAAATGCCGTTCGCGTTGAATGCGTCCGAGGAGGAGCAGCGCGTCGATATTGAAGAGATGCGCGACGCTTTGAAGCAGGCTGTAGCCGGGTACGCCCAGGCTATTCCCGTTCTCGCACAAGCGGGTCAAGACCCTGGCGAGATTCTGTCACGCCTGTCCGCGATTATCCTTGGCCGTCAAAAGGGCAAACCTATTGAAGAGGTTGTGTCTGAGGCGTTTATGCCTGAGGAGATGCCTGTACCACCGGGGGTTGAGTCCCTAGGTGCGGAAGCCGCAGGGATGGTCGGCACCCCTGGTGAGGCTCCCCCCGGTGGTCCAGGTGAAAACCTAGAGGGCTTGTCGTCTAGTGGTCTTCTGCGTGGTGTTGCGGCGGGTCAGGCGGGTATGGCTGCTGGTGGTCGCCCTGATTTGCAGATGCTTATGGCTTCGCTTGGTGCTGGTGGTCAACCTCAATTGTCGGCGGGTATTTCTCGTCGCCTACCTATCTAGGAGTAGCATGATGTACGGGCCGTAGCGACCATTCTGCACAGTGATCTCCTCGCCATCGGCGGGATCCACGCCGATGACATTCTCTACCCCCACCACTACAATATACCTACAACAACAAACGAAAGGAAGCAAAATGGCAACTCTGACTGTTGGCTCGCAGTTCACTACTCAGAAGAGTGGGGTGGAGGGAACGATTGAGGAGATCGTTCAGAATCCGTCAGGTTCCGTTCGCATTCGTCTGGCTACCGCCAACGGTATGCGGTGGACTACCGTCAAGTAAAAAAATGTGATATACTCACATGACATTTGATAACTAAATAGTGGTCTTAGTGTAGGGCACATGTAACTATGTGTCGCCAATACACTTGGGATATGCGACCCGTAGGAAAAAGTCAAAAGGATGCGTAAAAGCAAATCGCCTACCTATCTAGGAGTAGAATGATGTACGGTAAGAAGGCTGGCAAGTCGATGAAGCCGATGATGAAGGAAATGCCGAAGAAGGCCGTCAAGAAGGCTGTCGCTAAGAAGAAGAAGAAGTAACTATGTGCATCTCGTGTGGCTGCTGGATGGACCCCACTGGTAAGGCTGGTGGTGACGGTAATCATCCTGAGGATTCTGCCGTAATGCCGAATGTTAAGACTACCGTGTCGCCTCTGGCGAAGCCGTCGAAGGACTAACAATGCCTGGTAAAATGTCGAACGGTAAGCCGAAGCCTGGTGGAAAGAAGAAGGGCGACAAGCCTTTTATGAGCACCAAGGAATACGAAAAGCACCTCGCCAAGATCATTACGAGCGGTGAGGTTGGCAAGAAGAAGCCGAAGCCGAAGGGCAATGGTCGTGGCCGCTAAAAAGCAGGCGAAGGTTCGCAAGGTTATGCGGGAGTTCAAGGAAGGCACACTGCACTCTGGCAAGAAGGGTCCGGTCGTTAAGTCTCGCAAGCAGGCTGTCGCTATCGCCATGTCTGAGGCTGGTATGGCTAAGAAGAAGGCGAAGAAACGTGGCAAGTAAAAAGCCCGTGTGGGAGAAGCCGAACCCGAAGAAGAAGTCTACGCCGCTGTCCCCGGCTCAGAAGGCTAAGGCTAAGGCTGCAGCGAAGAAGGCTGGACGCAAGTACCCGAATGCTGTTGATAATATCGCCGCAGCGAGGAAAAGTAAATGAGAAATTGCCCAAGTTGCGGTGAAGAAAAGCCAGTAGATAATTTTTGGAAAGGTCAATCATACTGCATTGACTGCTCCAAAGAAAAGCAAAAGAATTACTGGCAAAGTAGAACCCCGCAAAAGAGACTTGAACAACACCTGAAATACAAGTATGGTGTTAGTCCAGAAAAGTTTCTTGAAACTTGGGCTAACCAAAATGGTCAGTGTGCAATTTGTGAAGAAAAATTGCCAGACTTAACCACGTACGAAAGTAGACGACGTGGTTACGCGATAGACCATAATCACGATACTGGAGAGTTTCGCGGAATACTGTGTACTCAATGCAATACCCTCCTTGGTATGGCTGGAGATAATCCAGAAATTCTTATTAAAGCCATTGAGTATCTTGAAACAAGAGGGGCGTATTTTAAAAAGTCTCTGGTGGATAACATGAGGGCTGCTCGTGGCTGTTAGAAAAATCACCGGCGTTAAGCACACGTTCAAGAAGAACAAGTCCGGTGACTACGTTGTGGAGCATCCTAAAGGTAAGGGTGGCCGTATCAACGTGACTAAGCAGTCTGGTGCGAAGTCGAAGCAAGAGGCTATTAAGGCTAGTAAGGCGTATCACAAGAAGAGGCCGCATAATGGCAAGTAAGCCTGACCCGCGTTTGAAGCGTGCCGGTGTGTCTGGTTACAACAAGCCAAAGCGCACCCCAGATCACCCGAAGAAGTCACATGTTGTTGTGGCTAAGGAGGGTTCGCAGGTTAAGACTATCCGTTTCGGGCAGCAAGGTGTCACTGGTGACAGGCAGCCGACGAAGCGGCAGGCATCATTTAAGGCACGTCACGCTAAGAACATTCAAAAAGGTAAAATGTCAGCCGCATATTGGGCTGATAAAGTCAAATGGTAGAGGAGCAGTAATGCCACAGCCCAATAAGGGAACGCACGGTAAGCCGCATGTCTCCGCCCCGATTAAGGGTGCAGCAGGCAGCAAGGCGTCCAACGCTGATCTGATCAAGCAGGGCGTGCACGTCAAGGGAACCAAGGGTAGCGGAACGAAGTAGTTTAAGGGAAAGGGCAACGTGATGAAGATTCCAGCGAGGGATATGAGTGTGCATGTTGCCTACCTTGACCTGCATTTGGCGATTGTCGCCCAAGGTGTCGCTTGGTCACCTGATGTTGCTGATGACATGATCACTCGCATGAACAGACTGCTGGACCAGTCGATGATGACTTTGGCCCAGTACGGTGTTCTTGTGGAAGATGACGAAGAGGAAGACGAGTTCGGTCCTACTCCCGATAGGGAACTTGTGGACCCGCGTATCGTTTTCGTGGAGGATGAGGATAATGGCTAACGGTCAGGGTGGTAAGCGTACTCCCCGTAACCCGGCTCCTGTTTCTGGTCCTGGTCAGTTGTCGCAGCGCACGGATGGTGGTCCCCAGCAGACTCAGGCAACTATGACTGGTATGCCGTATGGGGAGAATGCTGAGTTTAACACGATGCAGGCTGCTGCACCGATGTCGGCTGCTGGTCAGACGACTGCCCGTGCACCGCGTCCGCGTCAGGCTCGTGGTGGTCAGGCCGCTATGGTGCCGTTGTTTTCTCCTACGCAGCGACCGGATGAGCCGGTTACGGCTGGTGCGCCGTTTGGCCCTGGAGATGGTCCACCCCCAACTACTGCAACCCCAACAATGCGGCAGATGGGAATTGAGGAAGCAAGATCACTTGTTGAATCAATTCCAGCACTGGAGCAGGCGGCAAATTCAGAGTACGGGACTGATTCATTTAGGCGTTTTGTGGAATACGTTAAATCGGTGGCGATGTAATGCCATCATTTATTGAAAATGTTTCTGCGGCAGTCGATTACTTTGGCGTGGAACCAGTAGGAATAGTTTTCGGTATAGGTCAAACCAACTGGGATAGTTCCGAACAAAGGGATGCTTTTCTGTACGCAATTACCAGGAATACTGCTGAGTGAGTCTTTGGAATAATTTCCGTGACATAGTTGACGGAACAGAAGACGTTGCTACTAGGGCGTTTGAAATTGCCGGTAGCGCATTGGCGGGTGCATTGGAGAATGTACCCGGTGGTCGTCAATTCTTTGAGGCATATGGCGCTGCAACCGATAGGATTGCAGAGACAGCATCCATGGGAATTTCTGCGCTTCCTGGAGGTATTCAAACTTTCACCCCGGAGCAGGCAAAAAGAATAAGTCCCGGTCAGGCTGCTGCAGCAAATGTATCCGCAAATATTGGTGGAATTGTCCGCGCGGGTGGCGAAGAAGCAACCTCAGTAGTTGGGGATATCGTTGGTGGCCTTACCGGGCGCAAATTTAACGAAAACCGTGCTAGAAAAATTTTTCGCCAGCAATTAAAGGATAAGTTTCCTTTTCTTGCAGAGGGATTTGATGTAACCGACGAAGAGCAAAAGAAGAAAGCATTTTCCGAATCACCTTCTGGAAAAGTTATTTCTGGTGTTGGCGATGCAATTTTTTCGTGGTACGGCGACCCCGGCGTTATTGCAGGTAAAACTGTTAAGGTTGCTAGGTCTGGGGGTAAGTTCGGTCCAATTAGGACTATGGGACTTACGGATAGAACGATTAGAACCGCTCAGGATTCCGCAAAAATCAGCAAAGAAATTGATGACCATCTCTTGTTTCGTGCATCCAGTGGTGTATCCGGAAAGGAAACTGCTGCTGGTTTAGCGGTCGAAAGAACCTTAACAAAAGATTCTGCCGAGATGGTTTGGGACCCGCTGGCTCGCCGGTCCAATAACAAAGGTCTCATCGCTTCGCTTCTTGGCGAATCCAACGACTTGGAGATATCTTCTCTCATTGTAAAGGCTGGAATTGGAAATGTTGACGCCATGGTTGAACTTCAAACCAAGGCGGCATCAATCGCTGATGCACTAGAAAGAGCAACGAAGTTAAGCGAGTCTGCCCAGGCTTCTTTGGTGAAACCCATTGGTCAACTTGACGAGACAGATATTTGGGTTCGTCGTCCTCAGGATATCGAGCGCCTTAACATGATCGTTGACGATTTAACTAGGCGAGACGTTTTTTTGCAAAAGGCACTTGATCTTGAGTACAATGTTGGAACCATAACCAAGGTTGGTTCCGCTTCCCGCGCATTGGAAAAAGCAAGAACTTCATTTTTGTCGGAACGTGCCACAACAAAAATTGATCCCGATAGATTTATTACCGATGATGCTATCAGGACTCCGCTTTTTGTTGAGCGAGTTTTTCAAAGAAACGATTACGTTCGACCAATTCGCGTTATTGCCAAGGCAGCAAACTGGATTGAGGGCAAACGTCCTGCTGGATGGATTGGCTTAAAGGGTGGCTTGGCTAACGATTCTATCGACGAGTTGTATGCAGCGTTAATGAACTCACCAACTCTTGCGAGAACAATCAACAATGTTGAGTATCGCAGGAATGTGATGAATGATTACCTTCGCGCAAACTCTCCCACAGAACGCCTTCAGGTTATTACAAGACTTGAGCGCGATGCGTCAAGAATGATTGCGAACCGCTACGGTGTTACGCAAGATGTTGCCGATGAACTTTACAATTCATACTACCGGGCAAGGAGCACGGCGTCAGATTACCTATCGCAACGCGGGTACCTTGTTGATACCGATGGTTCAATCGTAAAATCTCCAGTTTTGTCAAGTCAGTTGGCCGACGGCGTTCCAATGATGGACTTTAGGGTTTATGAGGACTTGATTCGCCGTCACCAAAATCCCCTTCGGCTTGCCGCTGGAACTGGTCTTGACGCCATTAGGTCTGTTCTTGAACCTCTGTACACTGCGTGGAAAGCGTCGGTTCTTTTCCGACTTGGTTACACGATAAGAAACGTTTCAGAAGGCAACCTTCGTGCGGCTGCGTCATATAGTTTTCTTCCAGCGTTTGCCGACCCGTGGGGTTCAATGCGTCGCTTCGCGCAAAATGATTCACGACGCGAGGCTTTGTTAAGAAATTATACATATGAACTTCTTACCGGAAGAAGTCCAAAGGTTCTTAGCGCAAAAATTAAAAACCTTCGGGATCTTCAGGATGCGGCAGAGCGTGAACTTGATTCTTTGCAGGTTCAGGCTGATTATATTAGGCTTGGAGAGATGCCAGCGGTAACTGGTGTTGATACAATGCGTTACGCAGAGTATATTAACGCGGCAGACCAACATGGCATTAGGTTTGATATAGGTGATATTGAACTCGCTATTGGATCTCCATCGGCTTCATTGCTTCCCACTAGGCAGCGTAAGCGTTTTCTTGAACTAAATCAGATGGAACAGTCTGGTCAGATTTTGACTGGTGAACTGATCAAAGAGTATCGTCATCTTCGGGCTAAGGCTTCCCGCACAAGGCTTCGCGAGGTGCAGGCTTCCGGAAAAGAAATTGTTGTTAAGCGTAACGGCCAAACAACTGTTATTAAAAATATTCGTGAATTGACCGATGAAGATCTTGTTCCGATCATTGAGTCACGCCGTGGTGTTCCCGGTAGGGCCATTGAGGAAGAAAACGTAGTAATTGAGGGAAAGAACGTTAAGAGGGTTGGTCCTCGCGAGGTTCCCCAAGTCTATGTTGTTGACCGATGGAAGACGAACATTGCCACGGCAGTTCGAATGGGAGAGACTGTTCCGGGTCGCGTTGCTCGTGAAGCGCGTGTTCGCAACCCTCGACCAATCGGCAAGTACGAGTATTATCTTGACGAGGTTGATACTGAAATTGCACTTAGCAAGGTTGCTGACATTGCAAAAATTGAGGAACAATTAAGCGATCTCTACACTCTTCTTGACCAGGCAGCGAAGCGCAGAACCGTAATTGGTTCACGTAAGCGCCTTGGCGATGAAGATGTTTTTGCTGGAACATATGGCAATATTGCTAGGGCAAATGCTTCAGCCGATGCGACGTTTGAAAATGTTATTCAGGACATGATGAGTCAGTACGAGATTAAGCGTTCTAACTCTAGTGGGTCCTGGGGTGTTGTAAATCCAGGCGACAAGCAATACTATGACGAACTTGCAAGAGTAACCAATTTCCAGTTTAAGAACGATCCCATTGCCCTTATGGTTTTGAAGGGTGAGCGTCGTTCTGATATCATAAAGTGGATAAAGTCAGATGAGGCTCGTCGCTATAGGTACGACATGGAACTGTCCGATGTGGACATTCCGGCTCACATTGACCGTATTGATGATATGGTCACGTCGTACATTCCAGATCCCGCTGTTCGCTTAAGGGCTTCTACGGAAGATTTAACCCCTGTTGATTTTGAAGCAGGTCTTTCTTCTTACGCACTTGGTCCGATTCATGGTCGCCTCGTCGAACAGGTAACTGCTTCTGGCATTTTGGGAAGAAATTTGTATCGTGATGGAATACGGGCAATGTATCGTATTCTTGGTAGCGCACCAGAAGACCTTGCTGTTCGGCACCCTTACTACCGTCAAGTTAATCGACTTGAACAAATGCGTCTTCAACAGATGCTTCTTGACCAAGGTAAAGAAATAACTCTTGAGGTTAAGGAAAAAATTGGTCGGGCTGCTCACGCCAGAGCCCTTAACGAAACACGCAGAAATTTGTACACCATTGAAAGATACAGTAACGCTGCGATGGTTTTGCGCTGGCTTATTCCGTTCTTTCCCGCCTACGAAAACACGATGCTAACTTGGTTGAGGTTTGCATATGACGATCCATCAATCGTGGCTAGGGCCAATCTTATTTGGAATGCCCCGAATGAAATGGGTCTTGTTGTTGACGAAGATGGCAAAGAAGTTGCACCCGGCGCTACGTTTGAAAAAGACACGTACGTTACGATGCCCAAAATGTTTGCCGACGCTCTTGCCGAAAAGGTTCCCGGTGGGCAGATACCAGATATTCCACGTCAGTCGTTAAACTTAGTCCTACCGGGTGCAAATCCATTTGCTCCTGGTTTTGGTCCGAGCGTTGCCGCCCCAGTTAGTTGGTTCATCGCCCAAGACCCTGGCAGGGAACAGGGCTTCAAGAAAATAATGAGTCGATTTATTGGCAAAGAGGGATCTGAAATTGTTTACCAGCAACTTGTTCCATTCGGAACAGCGTCTGGTGATGTAGGGGACTCAACCCTATCTGGGTCGTTACGCCAAATTGGAATTCTCGTTGGTAGAGAAAACAACGCAGACTTCATGATGCGTGCTCTTGGCATATTCCGCGACAGTTTGCAAAAGTGGCACGATGGTGGAATGAAGGGACCGAAGCCAACTCCGCAGCAGGCGATTACCAAAGCCGAAGATTTCAGCGAGTTGCGTCTTGCGAGCGCCGTTCTTGCTCCGACGGCCTTGAGGTGGCGTTCCCCATATGCACAGTACATTCAGGAATACCGGGATCTTACTACGCAGTACGGGTACGAAGAAGGTGAGCGCAGGTTTGATGAAAAGTATCCAGAGTATTCTACTTTAAAGTTATCACTTACAAAGAATCCCACTGGTATGTCGTCTTCAATGGAGGCGTACAATACGTATAAGAATAACAAGAGTCTTTGGGGTGAAGTTACAAAAATCGACCCGTATCTTGGGCAGTTGGTTGTTAACCCTGTATATCGCGGCGAGTTTAATTCTACCATTTACGAGTGGATGAAGGGTCGTCCAGTTCGTCCCGGCTCTCAAGTTAAACTTCGTGACATTCAGTCCCTTGAGGATTTTGAGAAGCAAGACGAGATTTCTCGTGGATGGCGTGCATACAACGAGGCCAAGGTTTTGCGGGATGCCTGGCTCAAGAAAAGCGGATACGAAACTTATTTAGAAGCACCCCAAAATATTAAGGATATTTGGGGTGAAAAGATGCGTCAGTTGGAGCAAGAATTTCCCGTTTGGTTTACTGAACGAGAAAAATACTCCAACGATGCTGCTGTCAGAAACACCATTACAGCATTAACAAAAATTTCTAATGATGAAAAATTTGTAAAAAATTCTCCAGATAAAGATATGTGGATTCTTGTTCAGGATTATCTTGAGAAGCGCGAAGTTGTGGTAAATCTTCTTGAGCAAAGAAATGCTGCCGGTGGAAGTAGGGAAATAACAGCAAAGTCGAACGCTCCGATTCTTGAAATGTGGTCCGCGTACGTGGATAAGGTTTCAAAGTCTAACACCAAGTTTTTTGATTTGTATAATCGTTGGCTTGAAAACGATTCTTTGGCGAGAGTGACGGTTGAGTAGTGGCTGACGAAAACAAAAACGGTATTCCAGACGAAACAGAGCAACTACGAGAACTTGCCAACTCCCTTGGTGTTTCAATCACTGTTGACTCTAGTGAAAAAGAAAAGCAGGAAGATTTTGTTCCCGTCTTTGCCGGTGAAAAAATAATCCCGACATACGATTCAACAATTGGGGTGCGGGGCCAGGGACGCATTCCGGTAGAGGTTTCTAAAAGTAAAGTTCTTGGAGACTTCGCGGCACTTCCGGAAAAAGATATTCGCCGCTTGCGCGGAATCGCAAAGTCCATTGGGATGGATACCAATTACACGTCCCTAAAGTGGCTTTGGGGTCAGGCCACTAATGATGTGGCAGAGGCGTACAGCAGGGGCAGACGGGTTTCCATCTGGGACTACCTTGAATCAATGCCGGGAGAGGACGTTGGTACTGGTAGTGGCGTTGGTGGTGTTTCAAGATCCATAACAATGGCAAACGCGCGTGATCTTCGATCCACCGCTGACGCTATTGGCGCTGAAGTGCTGGGCCGAGCCATCACCGATGAGGAGTTTCAGAAGGTTCTTCGTCGTGTTCGCACGGTGGAGCAGGCGGAGCCGACAGTTACACGCAGGACTGGTGCTGGAACCGTAACAGAATCTGGTTTGACGGCAGAGGGCAGAAAGGATCTTATCACTGAAATGTTGATGAAAGGTCCAGAGGCCAAAGAGTTTACCCAGGCCACCACGATGATGGATGCTTTTTACCAGGCTTTGAGTGAGGGTCCAAGTGGCTCCTGAACTTACCGCTAACGAGAAGTTGATGGACACCAATAAAGATAATAGGGTGTCCGATAAGGAGCGCAGGGCGTTTAATCGCGGTGCCGCTGGTTCTGTTGCTGGCAAGTGGGGTATCGGTTATGCCCTAATCACTTCACTTCGCAACTCTGATGATCCAGACGCTCAGGCATTCGCGCAATGGTTTGATAGTCAAGTTGAAAAGTACCGCGCTAACCCAACTGGGTGGAGCCTGGATGCCTTCAAGTTAGACATGAACTCGCAGCCTTGGAGACAGAAATATAACTCTAAGGCCATTGAGGATATGGACCTGGAGGCACGATTTCCTCAGTTGTATGCGGATCAACTTGACGCAGACGTTGAGGCTTTGCGTGATGAGGCTGTCCAGTTTGGTGCGGATATTGCCGAGGATGAACTTCGTGAACTGGCGAAGCAGAAACGTCGTTTTGGTCTTACTGAAGCGCAGATGCGGAATACTCTCACGGATTTGGCTACCGCCAAAACTGGTAACTTTCGTGGCGCGACTGGTCAGTTGCAAAGTAACTTGCGTGAGTGGTCGCGTCGTAACGGTTTGAGCCTGACGGATAATCTTGTGAATGACTATGTGCGTCGTGTTCAGCGTGGTGACATGACTGAGGCTGACGTGTTGCAGGATCTTCGCCGCACGTACATGGCTGGCGCTTACCCGGCTTGGTCTGACCGTATTGATGCTGGTTACGATATTGCTGATATTGCGGCACCGTACAGGGAGCGAATGGCCCGATTGTTAGAGGTTGACGATAACGCTATCGACTTTAATGATCCTCTTTTGCAGCGTGGCTTGCAGGGTGTTGGTGCTGACGGTAAGCCTAGCGTGGTTCCGTTGTACGAGTTTGAGCGTATTGTCCGCAGTGATCCTCGCTGGCAGAAGACGGATAACGCCTACAATACGTATTCCGAGGTTGCTGATTCTGTCCTTGACATGTTTGGATTCCGCTGATGAGTTACAGTACCATGCAATACTATGGCGGGTACAGTGAACCGACGCCACCAAACTATTCGACTATGCAGTTTTACGAAGGATATGGTGCACCAACACCGGTAACGCCAGAAGAACCAAAAACTGAACCCGTTACCACTCCCGCTGGCACGGCAACAGATCCTCGCGTAACAGAACTAGAGGCTCAACTTGCGGCACTTCGCGGATCTATCGCACAAATGCAGCAGGAGACTCAGGCGCGTCGTGATGCTGAACGCCGTGACGCTAGGGCATTTCTGGAAGATACGTTGAGAATGTATGGCATGGAAGATCTTGCCAATGACATTGATCGTATCGTGCAAGAGTCCGGTAACCAAAAGTCTGTTATTCAAAATACTATTCGCCAGACCCAATCGTACAAGGACCGCTTCAAGGGGTTGTTGAATCTTCAACAAAAAGGTATCACGGATATAGCAAACGAAGCGGACTATATTAACTTGGAGACACAGTACCGTACCACTTTCCGTGAGGCTGGACTCCGTGACTACCTTGGTGGTGCCGGTACTAAGGCGGAACGTGACGCCATTGCAAGAATCGTGGGCGACTTCTCCCTATCCGTGAACGAAGTCCGTGACCGCATCACAGACGCACAGCGTGTAGTGGCTGAGACACCGCAAGAAGTCCGCGACTCTTTGCAACGCTTCTACAACGTGGACCCCTCCACCCTCACAGCGTACGTGCTTGACCCACAACGCACCACTGGCGAGATCCAGCGTCGCGCCAACGCAGCCATCGTCGGTGGCTACGCGCAGCGTGCAGGACTGGAGTTCGGTGCCGGTGTGTCCGAACGTATCGGTGAGTTCCTTGGTGGCGAACGGGACATCACTGGTACACAGATTGAGCCACAGTTGACACAGATCGCTGGCGTGCAACGTTCCACTGGCCGTCTGGCCCAGTTGGAGGGTGGCGTGTTGACTGCGGAAGAGACTGCCCTTGGGCAGTTGGAACTTGACGAGGCGGCACAGCGGCGTGTACGCGGCTTGCAGTCCCGTGAACGTGCCCGGTTCGGTGGCACGTCCGGTGTGACAACCGGAACCCTGAGTAGGGCACCGAGCGTATAACTGAATACGGGCGTGACGAGCGAGAGGTAACCTACCGTTTCCCAGTATTACTGGCCGGTGGCTCTGCCTAACCCAGGTGCAACTCCTGGCACGTCCACAAAGGTTGGGTTAGTCGTGGTGGTCTAACCCAACCCTATACCACCACAATAGATTGGATTCCACCATGTCATTAAAGGAAAAGGTTAGAGAACTCCATTCACAAGGTTTTTCTCAGCAGCAAATTGCTAATCAACTTGGTTGCTCAAAATCAACAGTGCACCACCATATTCACGTTGAAGCGAGAGTAAAGAACCTTGAAAGGCAAAGAAAAAGTAGAAAAGCACTTAGTAAATGGATTAAGGAAATTAAAGAATCTAGTCCATGTGCGGACTGTGGAAATATTTTTCCATATTACGTCATGGATTTTGACCACGTTACTGGCGAAAAAATTCAAAGCATATCTCGTCTTTCCCGTGGTTCGGGTGGAAAAAAGAAACTTTTAGAAGAGTTAAAAAAGTGCGAACTTGTCTGTTCAAATTGCCACAGAATAAGAACGCATGAACGGAGTGCCCGTAAGAAGGCGTGAGGGTCAAGCCTCACACTCCACTCCCAGCCAGACCGATCGGCCCTGGCGGTGTAGAAGTCCGATAGTTACAGCCACAATCCTCCCCCCAGGGGCTTGTGTGGGTAGCGATTCACCTATATGAATAGTTGGGAGTTACAATGTCCGATTTCGACTGGGAAGACGACGACACCTTCGGGGACGCTCAGGGTAATTCGAATGTCATGAAGGAACTGCGGAAAGCCTACAAGGAGGCGCAGAAGCAGAAGAAGGAACTTCAGGAGCAACTTAACTCTATGAAGAACAGCCTTCGTGAACGCTCAGTCAAGGACGTACTAGCATCCAAGGGGCTACCGGAGAAGATCTCCAAGTTTATCCCTGAGGATGTTACCTCCGCTGAGGAGGTTGAGGCGTGGGTCAGCGAGTACGGTGACGTGTTCGGTGTCCAGGCCCCAAGTGAGGAGTCACCTGCGGCTCCAAGTCCAGAACTGCAGGCAATCAACCGGATCGCTGCAACCCAGCAGTCTGGTGAAACCTACTCTGGTGATCCCGGCCAGTTGGATGCGCTGATTCGTGCAGCATCCTCACCCGAAGAACTTAACCGGGTGCTGTTCGGGAACTCTATGGGTCCGCAGGCTGTATAGCCTCAAAACAGGTAACCAATCAATCTATTCACCAAGGAGGTGAAACACTACTATGAGCAATGCTTACACTTCTACCACCGCTATGGCTGGTTTGGTTAAGGCAGCATACGACCGCTACGTTGAGTTCGCTCTCCGTTCGCAGCCGCTGTTCCGTAACCTCGCAGACAAGCGCCCGGTGCAGCAGGCAATGCCCGGTTCGTCCGTGGTGTTCTCGCTCTACCAGGATCTCGCAGCCGCGACCAGCACTCTCTCTGAGACTGTTGACCCGAACGCTGTGGCCCTGTCGGACGTTAACACTGTCACCGTGACGCTGAACGAGTACGGCAACACCGTCCTCAACACCCGCAAGTTGGGTGAGTTCGCGTTCAGTGACGTGGACCCGGCTATCGCCAACATCGTGGCCTACAACCTCGCTGACAGCATCGACAAGTTGGTTGTGTCCACTCTCATCACCGGCACCAACGTGATCTACGCGGGAACTGGCAACACTGCCACTTCCGGTATCACCGCGACCGACGTGATCGAGGGCGAGTACATCCGTAAGGCTGTCGCTAAGATGCGTGCAGCGAACGCTATCCCGCGTGAGGGTATGCTGTACGCCGCGTACATGCACCCCGAGGTGGCGCACGATCTCCGTTCGGAGACCGGCTCCCTCTCGTTCGAGGATATCCGTAAGTACACGGACCCGAACGTTGGGAACATCCTCAACGCGACGACTGGTGTTTACGGTGGTGCATACGTCGTGGAGACCCCGCGTGCGTACACCGCTAATGACGGCACCACGTCCGCGAAGGTGTACCGCACGATCATCGCAGGCCAGCAGGCGCTCGCTGAGGCGACCGCTGTTGAGCCGGGTATCGTGATCGGTCCCGTGGTTGACAAGTTGATGCGTTTCCGCCCGGTGGGTTGGTACTCGCTTCAGGGTTGGGCTATCTACCGTAATGATGCCCTTTACCGGATTGAGTCCGGTTCGTCCATCGCCTAGTTGATGGTTGTGGGGGCCACATCATATTGCGGGTGTGGCCTCCACGCACGACGTTCATGCTTCTAAAGATAAGGATTTAGCGTGGCTGACAATCTGCCCGATACTATTGAGAATCAGTTGCTTGACGCGCTGGTGGGTACATCCTCGTACACTGTCACCACGCCCGTGAAACTTGCCCTGATGACTGCTAACGGCTCCGACTCTGCCCCTGGCACTGAGGTGACTGGCGGGTCGTATGCACGCCAGACTATCGCGTTTGACGCGGCAGCGTCTGGGTCTATCAGCAACAATGCCGCCATCTCGTTCACGGGTATGCCCGCGTGCACGGTGGTGGGGATTGAGATTTGGGACAACGCCGGTTCGCCTAAGCGTCTAGCGTATGGCCCGTTGACTGCTTCTCGTTCTGTTTCTGCTGGCGACACTGTCCAGTTTGCTTCCTCTTCGGTGACTCTTAGCCTGTCGTAATGTTTGACATTACCGATCCGGTAGTTTCCCTGCTGGGCTTGCCTCAGCAGTTTGAGGGTGCCGCTGCATTGTCGGCTGATTCTAGCCTGGTTGCGGCAGCAAACATTACCGTGTTCGTTGAGTCGGCGCTGACTGCAGAGTCGGCGTTGACCGCTAACGGTGTCGGTGTTCTGTTCGCTTCAGCGAGCATGTCTGCAGAGGTGACGCTCACTGTCACGGTGAAGATCGTGTACGCGGCAGCGAGCATCGTGGTTGCCTCGTCTAATTTGACGGCAACCTCGACCCGTATCCAGTTCGTTTCGGGTCAGCCGATGTCGGCTGAGTCGAACATGACGGGAACCTTGCTGCTGGTGAAGGACGTGGCGGCTAGGCCGCTAGAGTTCTCATCTGACCTGACTGGCACAGTGTACGTCCCATCGAAGTACCTGGTGCTGCCCACGATTGAACTAACCTACACGGATAATATCCTGTTGAAGCGTTACCCAATCGACAACGGCCAGGCACTGTTGATCACTGGCACGACTGGCGTGTTGGAAACTTTCCCGGCACAAGAGTCTATCGCTGACGCGGACTACTACTTCCGTGGCGGTGCAACGAACATTCTGGATGACGAGTCGGAGGCCGCTGTAGTGGCGGCAGGATACGGACAATACATTGTCACACAGTAACTGCCGCACAGGGTGCAAAACTAAAGACCACGCCTCGTACGCGCAATGCCTACAGGCAGCGAACCCGACGATCAACGCAACCGCAACATCCGGTTTAGCGTCCATGTGGTCGAAGACGAAGAATGACCTAGCCGCGTATGAGACTGCTAGGCGTAACGGTATCCAACCGGAAGGCACTACTGTTGAGAAGGTCCGTCAGGCTGAGACTGCTTCCCGTGCTTTGGGTCGTCCGTATGATGCAAATACTATGCCCCCGGCGTCCATGATCGTGAACAAGAACACGGCCCGTTTTGTGAATGCGAGCAACTGATGAGTACGTTTAGTCAACTAGCGGACCAGATGCTTATGCAGTTGTACGGTTACACGACACTGCAGGATCAGGCAACATATTTGACCGCAACTTTGTCTTCGGGTGCAACGTCTGCCGCAGTCAATGATGTGACCGCTATTTCTCGCGGCATTGTTGAGATCGGTGACGAGATCATTTGGGTTGATGACATTGACACAACAACTGGTGGCATGACGATCCCTCCGTACGGTCGCGGGTTCCGTGGCACCACAGCGTCAGCACACAATATCGGTGACAGGGTTGTGTCGTCCCCCATGTTCCCCCGCCAGATGGTGAAGGACGCGATCAACGACGCCATCAAGTCCGTGTACCCGGAGTTGTTCGCCGTGGGTAGCACGACGTTCACGTACCAGCCAGCCATCTCCACGTACTCTCTGCCAACTGGTGCGTTGGACGTTTTGCAGGTTGCGTGGCAGACCACTGGACCTAGTAAGGAGTGGATGCCTGTCCGTCGCATGAGGGTGGACAAGCATGCCGCTACCGGCTCGTTCGCTACTGGCGTGTCCGTCAGCATCTACGACATGATCGTGCCAGGTCGCACCATCAAGGTCGTGTACACGAAAGAACCGACAGCCTTGTCGAATGATAGTGACGAGTTCAGCACGGTGACTGGTTTGCCGTCATCGTGTGAGGATCTGATCAAGTTCGGTGCAGCATACCGTTTGACGCCGTTCTTTGACTCTGCCCACTTGTCAGGCCAGTCGGCTGAGGCGGACTACTCCGGTCAGCCACGTAACCAAAACAATGCAGCGTCCTTGTCTAGGTTCTTGCTGCAAATGTACCAGGTCCGTCTTGCCGAGGAGCAGGGTGGCTTGCAAAGAATATTCCCCGTCCGCAGTTACTACACCCGCTAGTTAAGGAATAAATATGGCACGTAGATACTATTCGTCTACAGCAGCCCGAACAACGCTTGCTTCGGGTGTGAACAACTCCACGACAACATTCAGTGTCGTGGCTGTTTCGGGTTGGCCGTCGTCGTTCCCGTACACGCTGATCGTTGATCAGGACACGGTGAACGAGGAGATCGTTGAGGTCACAAACCGTTCTGGCACTACCTTGACGGTGACTCGCGCGGTGGATGGCACTACCGCTAAGGCGCATGATGCTGGTGCCGCCGTGAATCATGGTGTTAGTGCCCGCGATTTCGATGAACCGAACTCGTTCATTAACGGTACTGGGTTTATTGCACCGTCTATCGCCACAACAAAGGGCGATATTCTCGCTGCTTCCGGTAATGCCGCGTTGAGCCGTGTAGGTGTTGGTGCTAACGATACTGTGCTGGTTGCTGATTCGGTTCAAAACTTTGGTATCAAGTGGGCTTCGCTTACTGCTTCGCAGATTCCAGCGTTGGAGTCGTCTAAGGTTCCGGTTGGAACGTTGAACGCGCAGACTGGCACCACGTACACGTTTGTTCTTGGTGACGCCGGTGACTATGTGACGTTTGGTTCCGCGTCCGCAACTACTGCGACGGTTCCTGCAGCGTCTGCGGTGGCATACGGCACTGGCACGGTGATTAACCTTGTTCAGGTTGGCGCGGGTCAGGTTACTGTTTCTGGTGCCGCTGGCGTGACGGTGAATGGTTTCGGTGGTGCCACGAAACTTGCGGGCCAGTGGGCTGCGGCGCAGTTGGTGAATCGTGCGTCTAACACTTGGACGCTGATTGGGAATATCACCACATGAGTCTGCTGTTTAGTTTGGGTGCTATTGCCTCTAGTGGGGTGAGTAGTAAACCCGGCATGGTGCTGCTGAAGCCGACTTCGATCGCGCATTCTGGCACGTCTGCGTCTATCGGTGCTAACGGTCAGGTGACGTTTACGGCGGTCACGTCGCTGTCGCTGAACGGCGTGTTCTCAGCAACGTATGACAACTACGTCGTGAGTTACCGGCTTACCGCTTCTACGACGCTGAGTTTGCGTTTCCGCCTGCGTGCATCTGGCACAGACAACTCAACAGCGAACTCGTACACGTTGCAGTTTATTGACGCGGATAGCACAACGGTTGGTGCCTCACGCGCAACTGGCGATCAGTCCACGATTGCTTTCCCGACGTCCAGCCAACGATCCGGCAACATGCAGATGATTTACGGTCCATACCTTACGCAGCCGACCGCATGGAGAACCGTAGGAGCCGAGAGTTACAACAACGCCTACATTCTTGATTACGCTGCAACGCACAATCAGTCAACCGCCTATGACGGGTTCACGATCTACCCATCTACCGGGAACATCACAGGCGCACTACAAGTCTACGGAGTGAGGTCCTAATGGCTGCTGGTGATGGCCTCATTGTAATGACACCGACGAGCATCAACGTGACTGGCACGTCGGGTTCGATCAACGCTGATGGTGGTGTGGATTTCACGGCGGTGACTGCGCTGTCGTTGAATGG